GGGCGCTGCGGGTGACCAACCCCAGCGGGAACTCGACCACGAACATCTGCGTGGCCGTCGAGTGGGAGGAGTGACATGGCAGTCCTGACGACGCAACAGCGTGGGGAGATCCACGCCTACCTGTGCCGGCGCTTCGGCTACGGCGTGGTCACGAAGGCCGACGTGCAGGCCGTGGTGAACGCGACCGACCAGTGGCAGGACGACAACGCGGCGGCCTTCAACACCGCGCTGCCCGAGCCCGGCAAGTCGGCCCTCAGTCTGACGCAGAAGACCATCATCTTCTGCTACGTGGCGCTGAAGCGCGCCGGGATCGAGGTCTAAGATGGCAACCACCCGTTTCGCTCTGACGCCCGAGAGCGCGCACTTCCCGGCGACCAACTTCCCGGCGCTCTCGTCGGTCAATGCCCGGCCCGTGTTGGCGTTCGACACCACGACCTCGGAGACCTGCTACTGGACGGTCGTGGCGCCGCAGGGCCTCACGGGTGCCCTGAGCGCCATCGTCCACTTCTTCGGCAACGCAGCGGGCACGGCTGGAGTGGCCTTCGACGTGGCCGTCGAGGCGATCACGCCGGGCGATGCCGTGGACCTCGACTCGGCTACCAGCTTCGACACGGTGAACGGCGGGAACGTGGCGACACTCGCAACGCAGGGCCACCAGACGAGCGTCTCGATCACGCTGACGAACGCGGACTCCATCGCGGCGGGCGACTACGTTCGCATCTCGCTCGCACGCGACATTGCCGATGCAAACGACACCTTCGCGGCTGACGCCTACGTGACGCTGGTCGAGATCCGCGAGGCTTAGATGGCGCTACGACACGACGGAACCGGAGACAGGACGACTATTACAACCGGACTACCGTCATGGCAACCGTTTACGATGATGGCGTGGGTGTACCTTATTGCGGCGAGGGCTGGTGGGTTTAGCAACTACTTGTACTTCGGCAACTCAGGTGGAACTGTCGGAGTCTACGGGTTTTTTGACACCGACGACCGTGTACTCCTGCTCAATACCGACAACAGTTATACCGGAACTAGTGGATCGACCATCTCTCTGAACACTTGGACGCATCTTGCGCTCACGATTGGAGCCACGTATGCAAAGTGCTACGTAAACGGTGTCGAAGACATCTCAATTTCCTCGGCCAGTTTTGTACCCGGAATAATCTCGTTTGGTGGGAACACCGACTACTTCGATGGGCGGTTTGCGTGCGGAAAAATCTGGGCATCGGAACTGACCGCAGACGACATCAAGCGAGAGATGTGGAGGGTGGTGCCTGTCAGGTCAGGTCCATGGTCATGGACTCCGTTTACGGTCAATGTTATTGACTACTCTGGAAATGGGAATGTGTGGCTTCGTAACGGTGGCAGCACCGCCACCTACACATACGAGGACGGCCCTCCCGTCGGCTGGGGCGCGGCTCCGCTGATCGTTGGTGGCTCATCTGGTGCCCCCGCCGGTCCCGACTACGGAACGCCCTACGACCACGACGGCGTGAAGCCGTTCTCGTCCCTCTGGCGTGCCGGGAGGATGTAGGTGGCGTTCCTACGGACGGGGACTCCGCGCGCCGCCGCAGCAGGCGGGACGAAGACCGGGTCTGCTACTGTTCAGGGCTCAGCCGCTCTCACAGCAGCCGCGCTCGTTATCACCTTCGCAGCGTCTACCATTTCGGGTCAAGCAGCTGTCGCTGCAAGCGGACTGACTGTTCGAGCTGGTGCTGCAACTGTACAAGGCCAAGCAGCAGTCACCACAAGCGGTCTTACCGTACGCTTTCTTGCAGCGACAGTTAGTGGGCAAGCCGCTCTCACGACAACACCACTCAACGTAGAGGTCGCTGCTGCTACAGTCTCTGGGCAAGCGACTCTTCAAGCAGATGGGAGTTCGTTAGGCGCTATCACAGGCGCTGCAACCGTTCAAGGGCAAGCTGCACTTACAACATCACCACTCGTACTTGAGTATGCAGCAAGTACTGTCAGCGGGCAGGCCGCTCTCACGACTGCACCGCTCGTTCTTGAGTTGGGTGCTGCCACGGTCAGCGGGCAAGCAACAGTTGCTGACACGGGCTTACTCGTACGCCCGGGCGCAGCCTCAGTCTCTGGGCAGGTAGCGGTCACCGCGGATGGTCTCACAGTTCGTCTCCTCGGTGCCACGGTCTCTGGACAAGCGGCTCTCACGACGTCGCCCATCGTCGTTGAGCTCGCCGCGTCGACTGTCAGTGGACAAGCGGCAGTTGCTGACACGGGCCTACTCGTACGCGCAGGCGATTCCACAGTAAGCGGGCAAGCCGCTCTTACAACATCGCCCATCATCCTTGAGCAGGGCGCGTCTACAGTCAACGGGCAAGCCGCTCTCACGACTGCACCGATCGTCATCAAGGTGGCAGCTGCCACTGTAAGTGGCTCAGCGACAGTCACAGCTGATGGTGATGCGCTTGGCTCGCCCACGGGCGCGGCAACAGTTTACGGGCAAGCTGCTCTCACGACGTCACCGCTCGTTCAAGTCTTTGCTGCAGCGAGTGTCGCTGGGCAGGCGGCAGTCACTGACACGGGCTTACTCGTACGTGACGGTGCCGCCACAGTCCAAGGTCAAGCAACACTCGCGGCTACTGGACTGCTCGTACGCCCGGGTGATGCGACAGTCCAAGGACAGGCCGCTCTTACCGACAGCGCACTCGTCATCATCAAGGCTGCAGCGAGTGTTACAGGCCAAGCGACCGTCACCGATACAGGCGACACAGCTGGCACAGTGTCGGGAAGCGCAACGGTCGATGGCAGCGCTGCACTAACGACATCACCACTCGTCATCAAGATAGCCGCGGCGACGGTGAGCGGGTCCGCAACGCTCACCGATGCAGGGCTTCTCGTTCGTGATCTCGCTGCGACAGTCAGTGGGCAAGCCGCCCTCACAGCATCACCACTCGTCATCGAAAAGGCCGATGCGACAGTCAGCGGGCAAGCTGCACTCACGACAGCTCCGCGAGTCGTTGTCCTCGGCGGCGCCACTGTCACGGGCAGCGCGACGTTCATTGTCAATCTCGTTCCACCGTGGAGCCCAGTTGCCACACCCACGGCCTCACGCTTCACGACGACGCTTGAAGCGACACGCGACACGACGACGCTCCTCGCATCAGCGACTTTTGTAGTCACGTCTCTTACAAAGAACTCCGTGCAGATGGTCGGTTCAAGCTACTACACCGTGCTGATTGAGAGTGAGGACTCAGATGTCTAACGTCTTCTACCTGAAGTACCGTGACACGCGGCCTATCCTTCAGGTTGCACTGAAGAATCCGGACGGCACGGCTCACGACCTCACGGGCAGCACTGGCTGGAAGCTGCATGTGAAACGGCCCGATGGAGTTGTGGTGACGCGGACGATGACGAAAGTCGGCGCCGACGTAGATGGCGTGCTCTCCTACACGTGGCTCACGACGGACTGGGACGACACGACGGGTCTCGTCGCTGGGCCGGCTCTGCCGCTCAAGCCCAGCAACCTCGAGCACACGATGGAGTACGAAGTCGTCGGCCCAGCCACAGCACGTATGACGTTCCCGAACGACGGGTACGACATCCTTCGCATCTTCTCTGACATCGGCCAAGGCTAGGAACAGGAGTTCCTAGACGCGTGACGTGACAATCAGTTTACTCCCAGGAAGGGGTACGAGATGCCTGTAGACACACCCTGCGCATTGTACAAGCAGTACATCGAGCGCTGGACCCGAGCTCGTGACTGTCGTGAAGGATCTGACGCGGTGAAGGCGCGCGGTGTTGCGTACTTGCCCATGCTCGACAGCCACAAGACGAACATCGGTGCGCAGCTCACGCAACAGGGCATGACGAAGTACGAGGAGTACAAGCTCCGTGCACTCTACTTTAATGCCACAGGCCGAACAGTCGATGGCTTGTCGGGTGCGATCTTCCAGCGCACGCCCGCGGTTGAATTGACGCCTCTCCTCGAGGAGACTGATCTCGTTGAGGACGTGACGCTCTCAGGCGTGACGATCGAGTTGTTCGCACTGCAGGCTACGCGTGAGGTACTCGCGCCCGGACGTTATGGCATTCTCGTGGACATGGCCGACACGCCCGACCCGAAGAACCGACCGTACTGGGTGGGCTATCGCACCGAGGACATCATCGCTTGGAGGAAGCAGCGCATCAACGGTGACGAGCAGCTCGTGCATGTACGCCTGCGTGAGACATACGAACTAGTCGACGAGAAGGATCCTTTTACGATCAAGACGCACGTGCAGTACCGCGTCCTCGATCTGATCGACGGTGCGTACACCGCTTCGATCTGGCGTCAGCCCAAGGGCGACTCTGGTGAGTTCACCAAGACGGAGGTGCTCTCGCCCGTTCGTCGCGGTGAGCCGCTGGACTTCATCCCGTTCGTGTTCATCGGCCCAACGACGAACGACCCTGACCCTGAAAAGCCACCTCTCGACGATCTCGTCAACGTGAACCTCTCTCACTACCGAACGTACGCTGACCTCGAGCATGGACGTCACTTCACCGCGCTGCCCACGCCTTGGATCTCGGGCGCAGCGGGCGGGCCTAGCGGTGAACCGCTCGCGATAGGCAGCGGCAAGGCCTGGGTGCTCGAGAAGGGTGGGCAAGCTGGGATGCTCGAATTCTCAGGCGCGGGCCTGAGCTCGCTCGTCACTGCGGACCAGGACAAGCGAAAGATGATGGCCACGCTCGGCGCGCGCATGCTCGAGGATGGTGGTGGTGCTGCTGAGACTGCATATGCAGTCGGGATGCGTCACTCCGGTGAGCACGCCTCTCTTCGCACTGTAGCGCAGTCCATCGAGCAAGCGATCACCACGGCTCTTCGCTACACAGGCTGGTGGATGGGCTCTGAGGAAAGCTACACTGAACTCGACGACGTAAAGATCGAGTTCAACAAAGACTTCTTCGCGATGCGAATGACTTCACAGGAGCTGCAGGCACTCACTGGTGCACTACAGGCCGAAGTTATTTCGTTCTCCACGTTCTACGCTGCACTCCAGCGCGGCGAGATCGCACGCCCTGGCGTCAGCGAAGAGGAGGAAGTCGCAGAGATTAAGCGCAGCGGCGAGATGTTCAAGAAGGAACCGCCTCAGGTGATGGTGGGCCCGGATGGCCAGCCAATCGTGGCCCCGGAGGGCGGTCAGCCTAGTGCTGACGACCCAGAGGGTAGAGATGACACGACGCAGCCTCCTGCTAGCCGGACGGGCAAACCGCTGTCCGGCCGACCGCAAGTGCCGCCGGCCAGGTCTGGCAAGCCCAGTCCCGTGCCGCCGGCGAGACCGGGTCTGCCTCCGAAGAAGTAAGACGTGGATAAGAACCATCCCGTCCTCAAAGAGGCTGATCGCTTCGAGCCGCGTGTGGCCCGTGCGATCAAGCGTGCAGCTTATAAGCTGCGCCTGAACATTCGCATTGACCTACTCACGATCGCCATCGCAAACAAGGACGTGCGTGCTGCGATGGCATCGCTCCCTGATATCAGTGACTCATACACACCCGTTGGCGACATCATCAAGGATGCTGTGCTCCGTGGTGGGCGTGTGTCAGAAAAGTTGATCCATGTCAAACGTTAAGTTCACCTTCAATGGTAAGAACGTTGAGGCACAACGTGCAGCGGCTGCAATGGCAGCGAAGACAGTCGCTGGCATCACCAAAGAAACACAGAAGGCCATACGCTCTGTGATCGTGCGCTCGATACGTGAAGGCATTCCGCCGCGTGAAGCAGCGTCGATGATCGTAGGGCATCTCGCTGATGATGGCACGCTACGTGGCGGGCTTGCTGGGCTTAATAGTGCCCAGGCCCAGGCGGCGATGGACTACAGAGATCGCCTCACAGAAGTAGGGCTCAGTGTAGAGAAAGCTGAGGCGCGCTTCGAACGCTACGTTGAAGATAAACTCAGTGACCGTGCTGAAACGATCGCACGCACCGAGACGATGGACGCTCTCAACGAAGGAATCCTCGAGGGTGCTCGTCAGGCTCAGTCAGATGGTCTTCTCTCAGAGCCAGTGAAAGAGTGGATCGCTACGGGCGATGAGATCACGTGCGTAACGTGCTCAGCGCTCGATGGTGTTCAGGTCGCGCTCAATGAGCTCTTCCAAACCGACGAAGGCGAGGAGATCGAAAGCCCACCCGCTCACCCGCGCTGTCGCTGCAGTGTGGCCATCACGGAGGGCGAGACAATACCTGTGGAGAGTGAGCAAGAACAATAGAAAAATGTTGACATACCCGACGGGCCGTATTATACTGACCACGTTGACTGGCATACCCATTACGCCGGAGGCGCAATGATGAAGACGGTTGTTGCCGACATCGCCCAGGTTCCCGAAGTTCTTCGTGGTGAATACGAGCAGCGTGACGGTGCGTTCCACCTCAAGCTCGAGGGTGCGGCGGGCTTCGTGCCCGCTACCGAACTCGCAAGCATCAACGAACGACTCGGTGAGTTCAGGAACAACAACATCGCCTTGCTCAAGGAGAAGGTGACGCTCGAGGAGAAGCTGAAGAACTTCGCGAACATCGACCCCGCGGAGTACGTGGCGCTCAAGACGAAGGTCACGGAGCTCGAGAAGAAGGGTGTGACGGGAGCCACGGACCTCAGCGCGCTCACGCAGCGCGCAGTGGACGCCGCGGTCGGCCCGATTCAGGCACGCCTCGACGACATGGCGCGCAAGGAAGCTCTCGCCGAGACGCGGGCTGCTGAGGCCGAGCGTCGGGCCGAGCGCAAGGCTCTCGAAGGCGAACTGGTCCAGATGGGCATCAAGCTGGGCGTGGCATCGGAAGCCATGCCCGACTACGTGCGACGTGGCCTCGAGACGTTCGTGATGGAGGGTGGACAGCCCATCGCCAAGCGTGGTGATGTGCCGATCTACAGCCGTATTCGCGGCTCGCAGCCCTTGAGCGTCGAAGAGTGGGCGACCGATCTCGCGCAGGACGCGCCGCATCTGTTCAAGCCCAACAAGGGTGGCGGCGCAGCGGGCGGCACCGGAGCGGGTGCAGGTGGCGGCCCGAAGCGAGTGATCGCAGCGAGTGACATGGGCAAGCCTGGCAACCTCGAAGATGTGGCTGCAGGCAAGGCCGTCGTCGCGCAGTAGGCGTACCCGGTCTGGCGGCCGGGCGTCTTGACAACGTAAAGAGACGCCGTCGTTAAACCGGCGTGGGCGAGACGCAGTGTTACTCGCCACAGTGACTGAGCCCGGTGGGACTCAGGGGCTGAACCACGGAGTGGTCGAACTCAAAGAGAAACTTGAGGAGGTCATTCCGTCATGGCGAACACGAACACTCTCACCAACGTCATCCCGCAGCTGCTGGCCCAGGGCCTGCTCGCCCTGCGCCAGATGGCCGTCATGCCCCGGTTCGTCAACCGCGGCTACGACGACATGGCCGGCGACAAGGGCAGCACCATCGACGTGCCCATCCCGTCTGCCATCGCCGTCAACCAGGTCTCGCCCTCGTACGTCGCGCCCGACGACGCGGGTGCGGCCCCCACCAAGGTGAGCATCGCGCTCGACCAGTGGTGGGAGGCGCCGTTCTTCCTGTCCGACCAGGAGATGATGAACGCGATGGCCGGCACGATCCCGATGCAGGCCACCGAGGCGGTGAAGGCGCTGGCGAACAAAATCGACAGCGACCTGCTCGGCCTGTACAAGAACGTGTACGGCGTCGCGGGCACCCCGGGCACCACGCCGTTCTCCACCGACCTCTCCGAGTTCCTGCTCGCGGACCAGGTGCTGAACGACCAGCTCGCTCCGCCCGACAACCGCACGATGATGATCAACAGCCGCGCCAAGGCCAACGCGCTCGGCCTGCGGGCGTTCCAGGACGCCTCCTACCGCGGTGACAACGCCGGCATCATCAGCGGCCAGATCGGCGAGAAGCTCGGCGCGATGTGGGCGCTCGACCAGAACATCCCGCAGCACACGTCGGGCACCTACCCGGGCTCGGGCTACACCGTGAACGGCGTCAACACCCTCGCGAACACCACGCTCAACATCTCGGGTGGCGCGCAGGGCACGCTCGTCGCGGGCGACCTCATCAACATCGCGGGCTGGGACCAGTGGTACACCGTCGTGTCCAGCACGGGCGCTGGCACGGTCACCGCGGCCGTGATCTCGCCGGGCCTCGTCGCTGCGACGTCGGGTTCGGAAGTCATCACGAAGAAGGGCACGAACGCGCAGAAGTATCGCGTGAACATGCTCTTCCAGCGCGACGCGTTCGCCCTGGCCATGCGGCCGTTCGCGGGCGCGGACCCGATGGGCATCGGTACCTTCCAGTCCACGGTGGACCCGATCAGCGGACTCGCCCTGAGGCTGGAGGTCTCCCGCCAGCACAAGCGGACCCGCTTCTCGTACGACGTCCTGTACGGGTTCAAGTGCGTCAGGCCCGAGCTGGCCTGCCGCGTCATCGGAGAGTAGTTCTCACATGCGTGAGGGGTGAGGGCACGTCGGGCCTCACCCCTTACGTGAGATCGGTTAACCCGACAACGTAAGGAGCTCACGTCATGCAGACCTCGGATTACCCCGCCGGAATCGGTGCCGCGAAGTCGAAGTACGTCAACACCCACCTGGGCGCCAAGACGCTCACCTTCAACCTCCCCTCGCTCGTGCCCGGCCACGTTCACATGTTCCGGTACCGGGCCACCGTCGCCGTCATCAACGCGGGCTTCACGCTGCTCGCCGCGATCCCGAACTTCAAGTACCAGCTCCTCGAGTGCGCGGCCATCGCGTACGGCGGCGCGGTCAGCGGCTTGACGGCGCTGCAGGTCAGCGGCACGCAGGCTGGCTCGGCTGCCGTTCTCTTCTCGTACGCCCAGGCCTCTCTCGCCCAGAGCACCGTGCTGAAGACGGGTGTCGCCGGCACGACGATCCTCGCGGATGGCGCGTCCTTCGCGCCTTGCGACGCAGGCGCTGCCGTCACCGTCGCCAAGACGGGCGGTTCCGCCGCGACTGCCACGGGCGTCGACATCATCGTCTCCTACACGATCGTCCCGGCGTAGGACGTAGGAAAGGAACGAGAACACTGATGGAACCCACCGCTTTGCCGACCATGCTGGTGAAGTACGCGGATGGCCGACTCGTTCGAATCAACACCCGCGACTTCGATCCCGGCCTTCACTTCGATCCCACCGAGGCTGCGCCTGCCGAAGTCGCGCCCGCCGACGAGCCCGTTCCGGCCGACGTGGACGCGCCTGCCGACGAGTCTGCCGAGGAGGACGCTCCCGCAAAGCGCCGCGGACGGAGGTAGTCGATGAGCCTCTACAACACCCGCACGCTCCTGTCGCACTCGCCGACCACCGCAGCGACGGTGGTTGGCGATCCTCACTTCATCAGTGCCAGCGAAGAAGGAAAGTCGATCGTTTCAGCTCAAGCCTCTTTCGTCTTCGGCTCGGGTGGGACGGCGTGTAAGGCATACGTGCAGACCTCTCTCGATGGCGGACTCACATGGTTCGACATCATGTGCTTTACCTTCGTCGGTACCACCGCCAAGAAGATCAGCGCCGTGAAGATGTGGACGGCGCTGGCGGCTGCGTATGCACCCACCGATGGCACGCTCACTGATGATACGATCAAGGACGGCGTCCTCGGTGATCGTCTTCGCTGCAAGTGCATCTCCACTGGGACGTACGCAGGCTCGACCACCATCAACGTTTTCGCGGTGGTGCAGTAGGCAAGCATGCCGACTCCGACTCTCGTTGCGACACCGGGCGCCGTGAACGCGAACAGCTACTGTACCGTTGCCGAGGCTGACACGTATCACGACGCCCGGCTGTTCTCTACTGATTGGTCGGGCGCACTCGCTAGTGTCAAGACTGTCGCGCTCATCATGGCGACACGCGTCCTTGACTACACCTACACATGGGCGTCGTGGCCCACATCACCACAGACGCAGTCGCTGCAGTGGCCTCGCACGGGGCTGCTGGCGCGCAACGGACTCAAGTTCGTAGACGGTGCGACGATCCCTGATGAGATCAAGAACGCGACAGCCGAACTTGCGCGTCAGCTGATCATCGCTGATCGCACTCTCGATTCTGACATCGAGACACAGGGCATCTCGTCTCTGAGTGCTGGGCCTGTGAGCCTTTCATTCAAGGACGGCGTGTATGCGAAGGTGATTCCCGACGCTGTGTTCAACATGATCCCGTCTTGGTGGGGTCTGGCACAGGGCCGTCAGTCTGGCACACGTGACTTGGTGAGGGCATGATGTTTGAAAACCTGAAGCACAGCAAGGACCACGTGACTGCGGTGAAGAAGGAGAACTCCTTCGGTCCTTCGACGAAGAAGGTCGAGGGCATGCACGGCAAGGCGGACAAGTCGAACGCCGACGCGAAGAGCACCGCTGACACGCACGCGGGCGGCTGCAAGTAAGTGGCACTCAACGACATCGTTCGGTCCGCGGTTGCGATCGCAGAGAAGGTCACGAGCAGCCTGCTCGCACCCGTCTCTGTTGCCGCGTGGATCGGCGATGACGCGTATGACGTGCCGCAGTTCGCACAGCCAGTCGTGCACCAAGCGATCGTCGAGCAGAAAGCCGCGGCAGTACGAACGCTCACGGGCGAGCAAGTCATGACACGGGTGCAGGTCACGTTCCTGCATCCTATCGTGCCCAACGGTGCACTCGACCGAGTCGAACCGATTGATCCACGTGACCGCATCGTCTTGCCCGACGGGACCACTGGTGCCATCATCCTCACTGAAGGTATGGTGAATCCGACTACGGGCGGGCCGTACTTGCTGCAGGTCTCGATCTCATGAGTGATGAAGCGTGGGTCAAAGGCATCAGAGACCTACAGGACATGCTCAACAAGTTAGGCCAGGCCTCGCTCAAAGAAGGTGCAGCGGCGCTGTACCAAGAAGCACTCATCGAACAGAAAGAGTCGATGCGACGCACGCCTGTGGACACCGGCGCGTTGCGTGCGTCTCACATGACTGAGCGGCCCGTGATCGTCGAGCGTGAGGCAACCGTACGCATCGTAGTCGGCGGGCCAGCGGGCGAGAAGTTCCTGTCCTTCGCTAAGAAGAAGGGCGGTGCCGTAAACAACCCGCAAGGGTACGCCTTCTACGTGCATGAGAACCTTGACGCAGATCACAAGGTGGGCCAGGCTAAGTACCTCGAGTCCACAGTCAAGGAATCAGCGCCCTTCCTGCCGGGTCGCATCGCAAAGCGAATGCAGATGCGTAACATCGTCAACGCACTGCGAAAGAAGAAGTGATGGCCTTCCTCGATGAGATCGCCACGTACCTCTCGAGTGTCACAGGCCTCACAGCCGTGACGATGAAGAAAGGCTCACTGCCCGCGTCGCCTGACGTTGCGATGTCAGTGCACGAGTACGCGGCAGGCGCGGCTGACCACGGCTTCGGGACACCGGGCATCAAGTACGACCACCCTGGGCTACAAGTCCAGTGCCGTGGTGTTGCGAACGACTACGCTGGCCCGCGTGCGATGATTGATCTTGCGTGTGACGCGCTGGCGAAGGTGCAAGCCATGACGCTGTCTGGCACGCTCTACACGATGGTGACGCCAGCGGGCATACCCGCGCCTCTCATGCGCGACGAGAACCAGCGCGTCGTGTTCGTGTGCAGCTTCACTGTAGAAAGACAACGCGCATGATCCTTGACGACAAAGGCAACGTGGTGAAGCCTGTGGATAAGCTGGTCTGTCCACAGTGTGGCTCACGCCCAAAGGATCACGAGACCTACCAGTTGTTCGGAGGCATGTGGAAGCGACTCTGCAAGCTTTGCGCGTGTGAACTAGCAACCGGAACTGGTGATGCGCCTGCAAGCTTTGAGGAGGACTCATGAGCGGACGGTACAAGGTGCTTCGCACTGGCATCTCTCTGAAGCAAGACGACGGCTCGTTCATCAGCCCCGTTCCAGGCGACATCATCACTCTCAACGAGGTGGCCGCCGACCACCTCCTTTCTGAGGAGCCGCCATACGTGGAACTCGAGACGACGAAGAGAAAGAAGGAGATGAAGGAGGTGCCGAATGCCTAAGTACGGTCCGGCTTCCGCATTCTTCATCGTCGGCGGGCGGGTGCTTTCCACTGAGGTGTGGAACCTCGAGGCCAGTCTCGAGGGTGTCCTCGAAGAGGTTCACGGCCTCAGCGAGTCGATGGAACGCTACTCGCCCGTGGGTCTCGGCAAGGCTACCCTGAATGCCAAGGGTGGGCTCTACGACGACAAGACGCTCGGGCTCTGGGAGGCGCTCCTGACGAACACGGGCACGAGTCAACTCGCGTGCTTCGGATTCGGTGGGGTGACCGCAGG